TTCTGCAAGTTAGCCAGGAACGTCGCGTCCTGCTTCAGCTTGGCAATACCCTGTGGGGTCATGAACACATGATAGTACTCAGCGCCGCCAGGACCTTTAATGCCCCGGATGTACTGATCTTTCATGAGTGCCTTGGTTTCTACCAACATCTCCCATGACGGCGTATCAGCTGCAACGATCGCAGTATTATCACCGGTAGAAAGCCCGTTGGTTTCGTCCCACTGCCGCCAACGGGTTACCGATGGAGCAGAGACATCACTGGCAAATGCCAGGTCGCCCAAGTTACGTCCAGTTGGATTAACCGGACGGGTTACGCCGTTGTTATTGATCGTGTAAGCAATACCCGCCAAGGTGTTGAAACACATCTGATCAATACGATCTGCCAGGTAATAGGCCAGAACGTCTTTGGATGTACCCCGGAAATTAACAACGGATCTCTGGTCAGCCATTCGACCAGCGAGGCGGTTAGCGTTACGCAGTTGGTCAATCGTAATGACCTCGTCGTAAGCCTTGATGGCCTCTTCGTTGTTCTCCATCGTGTAGTCACCTACAACGCCGTCTCCTTCAAGGTCCGCAACAAGCGTAATGACAGCTCGATCACCTTTCTCACTCTTGGTGAGTTCGGTAATCCGCTGAATCATGCTGTTAGGCCCTTTGCCGGTAAACCGCATTGCAAATGACGCATTTCGAGCCGCTGCCCACAAGTCACGAGACCATACGGTCTTCTCTTGTGTGGTTAGGGCTGTAAAATTTGTAAGCGCCATTAGAAAAGCTCCAAGTTAAAGGATTCAGAGAAATGTAGTTATCGGACTACTTAACCGAATGACAGCGTATCCCTACTGGTGGGCCAAGCTCTAACACGGCCTGGACGCGAATTTGGACTCTAATCCTAAAAACAGTGGGGCTGCAAAGAAGTTCTACAAAATATCTCCGCGCGCACGCCGTTTCGTAGACTCCGGCATCGCCTCGAACTCCTCGTCTGACATGGATGCAATATCCACGCTCGGCTCCTCTGAGGAACTTTGCGCTCGACTTTCCATGGCCGGAGGCTGTGCGTTCGCGGCTGCCGCCTTTTTCTTGGCGTCCGTCTTCACTATGTTGACTACGTTCTCAGGCACGACGACTTCTTCTGCAGAAGCCGCTGTTAAGCCGTGGATCTTCGCCGCTTTGGCCGCAGCACGTTGTAACGCCTGCGTGCGCGTGTACAAACCGGACTTCGAGTAGCCTACGTACAAATCCATGAGTTCTTCACGAGCGTCGTGGTTGTAAGCTTCGTTGTCTTCCACGAACTCGGGGAAGTCTTCTTCTATCTGCGCTCCAGCCTCATCGAAGGTGAGCGTCTCTTGCATGTGTTGATCGCCCTGATTAGCGATTTTCTGCGCCTCACGTACGTACTCTGCTTTCTCCGCTTGGCGAATTTCCTCATTGATCGCAGAATACTGCTCTGAGTCGCCTTCCAGCATCGCATCCATGGCCTCTTTTTCTTTGGTCTTGTAATCAAACGGCTCTGGCTCCGGCTCATTGGGCTCCTCTTTGGATTCAAGCTGCGCTTTCAACTCGTCGCGCTCTTTTTCCGCAGTTTTCATGCGGTCGTTAATCTTGTCGAACCGGTTCTTGGGAACCTTGGGCTCGTCGTCTAGTACCTCGACCTCTTCCTCGCTTTCTTCCGCGCTCTCGGCTTCGGCCTCGACTTCGGCGACTTCTTCAACAACGTCCTCGGGTTCTTCATCCCCACTTTCTTCCTCGGCACTCTCTTTCTCCGCTTTCGCTAAGTCAGCCAGGACCTCCGCCTCTTCTTTGGTCTCAGGCGGCTGCGTCTCTACTTTCATCGTAGAGTTCTCATCTTGCACATACTCCATATCAGAGAGATCGTCGTCCTCTCCACCGATGAACAAGTTGTCTAATTCTTCGCCTTTGGGTTCGTCTTTCTTAGCCATTACTGTTTCCTTGCGCCGGGGCCGGTTTAGCCAGTAAGTTCAACTCAGCAACGGAGTGCTTGGTTGCTTCTGACATTGCGACTGTCTCGCGCTTGTTACGTGCATGAATCCCTGCCAACTGCAGCTTGTTGTTGAGGTTATCATAGAACATCTGCAGTTTGGACTGCAAATCAAGCATGTATTCACGTGCGTTGATGCCAATTTCCATCTGCGCTTGCTGTGCTTCGCCACCAAGTTGCTGCGCCTTGGCAAATGCCTGCGCCGCGCGAGCCTGGAGTTCGCCAATCTGCGCTTCGAGCTTACTGGCTTCCAGCTCAGCGGTGCGAATCTCAAGCTGCAACTGCTGCGCTTGCAACTGTAGCTCTTCTTCGGTCGGCGGTGCGACACCTTGCAAGGACGCAACACGTGCTGCGATCTCGTCTTTGTTCTCCAACGGCGAGTGGCGGATGACAACATCGTCAGGAATCATCACACCGGCCTCGCGCATCTGTAAGGACGTCGCAAACTGTGAGTCCTCGAAGTTGTCACGCGCAGGCTTGGTACTGACAACGATATCGTACTCACCAAGAGTGACATCGTTGATAACTTCGCCCGCAGCGTTAAGCCCGTTGATGACAATCTCTTCTTCTTGTGTCTCGAAGCCATCTCCGTGCGTCACACGAAGCACTCGGGTCTCGGTATAAAAGTCCTGGATCAGCTCCAGTACCTTCTTCGCTACCAGCACACGAGTGCGTTTCAACGAATCGAACGGCACGTCGACCTGGATAAGGCCGCGCGCTTCGATGCTGTCCAGCGCAACACCGGATACCTCGCGCGATGGTGCGCCAACCAGCCCTTCAACGCCTGCGATGCCAGCAACGTTTCCTTGTGCTCGCGATGCCAGGCGATCAAGGCCGGTCGGTATGTTGTTCGCCGTAATTTTCTCTGGGCGCTCAAAGCCACGTTTGACGACCATCACCAGCCCGGTCTCAGCGCCGCGCTCTTCAAGCTCTTCGGTAGTCATATTCGCCAACGAACCTTCGTCAGCCATCCAACCAGAGTTCGCCGTGGTATTGACGATGTGCAGCATCTGGCTTTCCATCTTGTTGAACTGCTCCTGCGGAGAGATCAACTGCCGCACCACCCCTGAGGTCTTGCCTTTACGGAAGAACGGGAAGAACGGGATCACTGTGAACGACTTGTATGGGCTCCAGCTGTCGTGCAGCACCACCCGGTCGACCGTTGTCGTCCAGCGGATACGTTTGCCGACGCGTTTAATGATGGATAAACCCATCTTCTTGGCAATCTTCGCCGCTTGCTTGTCAGTAAGTTCGTCAGGGATGCGTTTCATGTCGCCGATGAGGTTATCGACGAAGAAACGTATCGGAGCGAGGCGTCGAAACTGCCGCTCAACGATACGCACTGAACGAATGGTCTTATCTTCGTCGTAGCTGACCTGCGAGGTACCGAAGTCGTCGCTGCCGAAGGTGCGTTGCCCATCGTAACGGATCGAATCCTCGCCATAGGACTCATACGCCATGGACGAAGAATTAAGTTCGTCGCGCTTTTCTTTTCCGTAGTGCGCTTCTACGTCGTCGAGCGTCATCCAGCGTGTCGTAATAACGCTGTTCCAATCCTCAGGATTGTAGCTCTTAGCGTCGGGGTCAGGCATGACTTCGTAGGGATCAAGGGCTTTAGCCTTGATATCGCCCATGATGTTGTCGCCAAAGTCCATGCGGAAGTCGAAATAGCCGCGATCGACCACAATACCGTCTTCGAAAACCTCTTTTTCGAGGAATTCGTAGATGTTATTGTCCAAAACCTGCTCTGAGAGCTGGTTTATCATCTTCGCGCTGGTGCTATCGGCGTCGCGGCGCGGTTTGAAGTCCAAATCGGCGCGTTGCTTGGACTGTTTGCCCAAAAACGCGTTAACAACCTTCAGAATTTCGTTGATCGTGAGCACCGGGCGGCCTTCAGCCTCCAGCTTGTCACGATCCTTCTGGTCCCACTGGTCGCCCAGGTAAAACTGATCGCACTTCTTAGCGATTTCCAGCCAATCTTCATGGCCGGAATCTCTAGCGCGCTGATAAGCTACCCAGTTCGCCTCGGCGACTGCGTTGTCTTCAGGGACAGCCATAAGATGCTATCGATTGACACCTTTATCACGCGGTGTTCCCTCGTTTTTAGTCATCGGCGTCTCTGCACCACCCTTGAACTTCGCTCTCTTACCTGTCGAGCCGCCGCCTTGAAACTTCGGCTTCCCTTTAGGGCCGCAAGCGTCAGGGTATAATACTTTTCCACTGGGCATTTCTACTCTCCTACTGGTCTCTGTTTTTCAATCGCGACGTGTGCATACTTGTCGATGAAATCTGCTTCCGCTACTGAATCCCCTGACGGCCACTTCCTTCCTGACGCCAACGCATTCTTAATATTCGTCTCTTGGTCTGACACATGCTCACCGT